AATCAGCAGCGAAATCTTATTTTTTAATAAGAGACGTTCAACGACTATCCCTATATGGGAGTAGGGTCAAGCGACTCGAAGCGGAAGGCATCCTTTTTTAGGACGAAGATATAGTCTGAGCTATATGGTAACATATAGAAGGTTATGAGTAGCGATCATAATCGCAACAAAACTGTCCAAGAACATTATCATCCGACACAACATAATCCTATGTGGTCAGATGCTATGGAAGAAGAATTCCGAAATACTTATGATAACAATGCTTATACTCATGAAGTATTAGCAGAGTTTGGTGTTGAAGAAGCTGGCGTATTCGATAAAATAAAACTTGAAGAAGCTACTAAAATTGATAATTATGTGTATTATGATCGAGATAAATGGCGTCCTGTAACGACAGGTCTCGATGATAGAAATGTAAAAGAAATACATGAATTACCACCAGGTAAGAAAATATATACTCCTAATGTATTTAGATGCGTTGGCGTCGATTGGGATAATTTTTAGACTCATAGGAGTAGATTGGGTAATTATTTAAAACTTTTAATCTGCTTAATAATGATATTGTCCTCTCATTAAGTAATTAATGAGTAATAAACCGGTTGAATTGCTGGGAGGCTTAACTGCTAATCAGCAGCGAAATCTTATTTTTTTTAATAAGAGACGCTCAACGACTATTTCCTTGTGAAAGTACATTACAAGCTATTGGTAATGGAAGCGGCCGGTATCCTATAATTAGGATAAAGATATAGTCTGATCTATATAGAAATATATAGCAGTTCATAAGAGAACGTATAGTGGTGTAGCGCCCATTATAGAACATAATGAAAAGTCAAGCCCCGACATCTATACTTGTATTAGAGTATGATAATGTATTTAACAAATTTAGAGTTATTAATAGAACAGAAATTGAATCTTCAGAATTTACATTTGATAAAGCTGTAAAAAAAATCATAGATATTAATGCTATCTATAATCCATCCTATATCTATTTAGATAGAGGCGCCGGTAAATTATTTGCCGCATATATTGTTTATGGATTACGCAATATATGTTCAATGCGGAATTAAGCGAGAAACCTAAGTTGTATAATATGGTAACTCGAACCGAAGGCTTAGCTAAGTTAAGTCAGGGGCAGAGCATAGCAAGTGAAAAGATATAATCTTGCCACGAGACCGCATCATGTATCCATTTATTCACATGAAAAAATATGCCGACCTTATAGGAAACTATAAGAACTAAAAGATAAAAAACTTTTAAGATAACAATGTGGAATACCAACTAGAAACATTAAAAATCTATGGCCAACAACATCCAGAATCTGGGCTCGATAAAAAAATCGTTGGCTTTATGTTTTCTGAAAAAATTGATGTTCAAGATCCTATTACCGGTGTTCTTGAGAAAAAACATTTAAAACCTTTCATGGTTAATCAATTGTCTATTCTTATTGAACGTGGTAATTTAATATTAAGTCCTTGGGATAATCATATATATAAACAATTAATTGATTATCGTGTCGAAAAAATTACGTCAGCCGGAGTACCTCAGTATTGCAGTGAAAACGAACATTTTGTCGACGCATTAGGACTTGCTTATCTAGCTTTTGTTCAACATTTCCCTGAATTAACTAAATTAGTTAAAAAGAAATCTTATGAAACAGTTTACAGAGTTCATAAGGGTAACATGTTGCCTACTTTTGAAAAACGTGATTTAGAAAATCCTTGGACTGAACAAAAGAAAAAATATGAATCTTCCGATGAAGCATGGGAACAAGTTCCTTTACATGATTCATTTGGTAGTCGATCTACTCCGAGAAAACAAGGTTATGCTCGGAATAAATTTACAAGGACATTATTTTAATGGACGAAGAAAAGATTTTATATAGGCCGTCAATTGAACCTGAACGACATTATGAAAGTAAAGGCTCTTTTGAACATCCTAAATTTAGGGAATATAAAGATCCTATTCCTTATTCACCCTCTGAAGATAAAAAATCTGATATAGATTCTTTATTAGAAGATTTAAAAACTGTATATAATCTTTTACCTTTTTTTCCTATACAAATAAGATCTATTATAGAAACAATGATCGTAACTATCACGACAGATACGATTATTAGAATTGATCCTCCGGATCCTGTTACTCCATTACCTCCAGAAAAAGAAGATCCGGGGAAATTCATTCCTGTTTTTCCTAAAGAAGATAATAATAAAAGTAATACCCCTAAACCAAAGGACGACGATCCTTTTGGTTTTCCAGATGTTCCGGTTATCGATGTCAAACAAGGCAAATCTCAGAACTTAGATAAATTAGTTTATAGTTGGACAAAAGGAAATTTAGTTAGAGTTAAAAAACATTGGATAGAAAGACTTAAAGATTATCTTCAAGATTATCTATCCAAAATGTTTCATGCCGTTCAACTTGCTGGAGCAGAAGATATTACTGTTTTGCTTTTGGCATTTGATGGATTAGCTGTTAAAACGACATCTGGTAAAAAATGTAAAGTAGCACATGATACTATCGTAAGAAATGAATTGCTTATGAGAGAAAAAGCTAAAATGATGGCTAAATTATATGGAGCCGATGAACTTATTCGATTCATGAGAAGTATAGAAGCATGTGCGCAAACTCGACAAGAATATTATAATCATGAATTTTTATCATATTGTCCGACAATGTTAAGTCAATATGAGAATGATTTTTTGCGTTCTTATCGAAATATTTATGATCAAAAATATGTTAATTCTATTTATCAGTATAATAAATTATTATTATCGTCTGCTGAATTAACTAAAGATGTTTTTGATTTAACAGTAGAAAATGCATTAGCTAAAGGCGTTCTTATTAATAATAATATTAATCCATTTGAACAAACTCCAGTTTCGGATCCTGTATTCTATTTAAATAGTTTAACTCCTGAACCTGGTAAGGTTGGTGCTAATGGTTTATCTTCTACAGGTAATTATGGAAATGTAAAACCAGGATCATTAACTGATAGAGTTCTTAATGGTAGTGGAGGTACTGGACAAATCGATACAGATTTTACTAAAGCAATTACTTCTGGCTTAATTGGTCAAACAATGGATAATGGGACAGATGGTTGTGTTGAATTCGCAACTAAATTCGGTTCTTATTATTCTAAGTTCTTGGCTAGTGAATTAGCCAACGGAGTTGTCGGTGTGTCTAAATTAATTTCAGATGCTGCTGCAGTCGGATTAAATGTGACTAGCGGAACTCCGTCAAAAGGTGATATAATAGTGTATGGGGATTCTCATGTAGTAATCGCCGATGGTGCTGGCGGTTATTATGGTAACTCTTCATCTCAAAATCAAGCAATCCATGGAAGTGACTATACTCAAATGGGTGGCTTATCTTATACAGGTTTTATTCCGTTAAATGGGAAATAATAAATGGAAATAAAAAACTTTTTTACTTCCGTTACTGAAGCCGAAACTAAAAGAGTGAATAAAAGTTTAGCTGGAAAGGCTCGTGATACTCTAATCCGAGCCAAATCAGTTGTACTTGGTAAATTTTCTTCTCGAGAAGCAACAAATCCAGGTGCAACTGGTTATGATTTATCTCGAATTAAAAAAGCTATTCTTACCGACTCTTATTTAGCTGTAGCTATTCGGAAGTTCTCTCAGCTTATTACTAAAGCTGGATATCAAATTAAGTCCAAAAACGAAGAAGCTTCTAAATATATTGAAGATAGAATTCGAATTATTGAATATCGATCTAAGATTCCTTTTTATATTTTAGTAACTTCTATCGCTAAGGACTTGTATACTTACTCAAATTCGTATATAATTAAAACTAGAGATAATGAAACAGAAAAGTATGGTGTTAAAGCCGAAAAAATTTATTCTGGCGGTTCTATCTCTGGATTATTTTTAGCAGATCCTACTCAAGTATCTATTCAACGTGACGACAAAGGAAGCATCGATCATTATTTAATTAATAATGAAGAATATAAACCTGACGATGTTATTCACCTTTATATTGATAAAATGAATAATGCTGATTATGGTACGTCTCGAATTTTTTCTGTATTAGAAGACGTTACTATGCTCAGAAAAGCTGAAGGGTTAGTAATGACGATTTTATATCGTTTCGCTATCCCTATTTTGCATGTTAAAGTAGGTAATGTTGCAGAAGGTCAGTATGCAACACAAAAAGAAATTGACGATGCTCGTGATGCTATGGAAGATTTACCAAATGACGGGTTCTTAGTTACTAATGAAAGAACTCAAATTGAGTCAATTACTCCTAGTATGCAAGCTAATCAATTAATTACTTTTTTGAATTATTTAGAAGAACGTGTATTTACTGGTCTTAATGCTTCTAAATCTTCAATGGGTCGTGGCGGTGGACAAAATTCTGCCGATAATACAGAAGCTTTAATGCATGACGAAGTTCGCGCATTTCAAAATGTTATTTCTTCTTTTTTAGAGAAATATCTATTTACTGAAATGTTATTAGAAGGTGGTTTCAACCCACTTACTAATCGTGATGATTGCGTACATCTTGCATTTAATGAAGTTAGTATCGATACTAAAATTAAAATTGAAGCTCATACAATTCAAAAATACCAAGGTAATCTTATTAGTTTACCAGAAGCTCGTCGAGATCTTGGTTTTGATAACGATGTCGACGAAAAAGAAATGTATGCATTTAAAGTTACTCAAGCTTCTCAACTTGAAGTTATAGATGCGCAAACTAAATCAGCAATTGAAGTTGCTAATAATGCTGCTAAAAATCAAGAAAAACTACAAAAGGAACAAACTAAAGTTTCTAAATCTAAAGATGGTTTAGATAATAGAAAATTTAACGGTAAAAAAGCTTCGAATAAACCTAATGGTTATTTCAGTAATATTGCAAATCCTCAAAATCAGAATACCGATGATTTAAAAACTAAAGAATCGTTAGATTTTATTGAGGCAAATACTGATGACAATATAGATGAGTATAAGAAAAAATTTAAGGATATTGACGCAATATACAATAACTTAAGTAATATACTCACGAACAGTAATGATATTTCTGCTGAAGAAGCCGAGATTATGAATTTCTTAAAGAAGCATATAAACGAAGCTGCTAAAGAAGGTATTATTGCTGCTCAAGCGAACAACAAAACTAATAATAAGATGATTGATCCTGTAACTGAATCAATAGAAGAATATTCTTCAAAAAAAATTCATAAGATAATGTCCGATATTATCGAGACGGTCAAAAATAATAAAGATAAAATATACATCGATAGTCAAATTTCAAAAAATGAATATCGCCTTCGATTCTTATGTGATTACGTAACTCGTAAAACATATTGGTTTAATTACGTTATGCAATGCAAAGCTGACGGAGTTAAAACAATCGAAATTCAATTTGAAAACAGTAAACATCAAAATGGCCGCATGACCCATTTTAATATAGATACTATTACTATCGAAGATATTCCAGCTTATAGTCCGTATTGCAAATGCGGTATAAAACCTATTATGAAAGGATAAAAAATATTTAATGGATTTCCGTGAATATTTAGGTTTTTCTCCAGAGGATATTAAAGAATCCATTATGACAGAAGTTCCGGCAGAAATTGAACCCAAAGGTATTTTGGTCGATATTGAAGCTGTTCATACTTTTCCATATGCTACGAGAAACAATACTCGTTATATGGAAGAAGCATTAGCTCAATCTGTTTCAGGGTGGACTTATCCTTATAATATTCCAGTTATTACTTATCATAATGATGAAGACGGTGAAATTGTTGGGCGTGTTCTTAAAGCAAGAGTCGGTGATAGTCAAAGACTTCCTGGTACGAAAGCTTTAATTTTAACATGCGATATTCTTGATCCTGACGCACAAGAAAAAGTAAAAAATGGTTTATTTGATACTGTAAGCATTGGCGTTCGTGGTGATGATGTTCGTTGTTCCATTTGTGGACAAGAACTTAACCAAGGAATGTGCGAACATATTCGTGGTGAGGAATATAATGGTAAGACATGTTATTGGGATTTCTATAAAGTAATGCCGAAAGAACTATCTTACGTTATTGTTCCGTCTGATGCGTATGCTAAGAATATTAAAGTATATGACAATACAGAAGAAGAGAGTGGTTGCACTAGTTGCAATCCTCTCAATATTGTTACTTTAAACTCTACAGAAGGAGAAAATAACGCTGTAAGCGTTAAAGAATCTATGGCAGAAAATAAAATTGACGAAACTAAAGTTGAAGAAACTAAGGTTGAGGGTCAAGAATCTGAAGTAACTGAAACTGAAGTTCAAGAAACTGAAGTAGAAGAAACTACAGCAGCTACAGAAGTTGAAGGTCAAGAATCCTTAGAAGAGCTTAAAGCTCAAATTAAAATTTTGACTGAAGCAAAAGAAAAAGCTGAATCTGACTTTGCTAACTTAGCTTCTGATCTCTTGGCATATAAAGCTGAAGTGCGCAAAGAATTAGACGCATATAAAGCTGGCCAAGAAAAAATCAACGAAGCTTTAACTTCTATTAATGATGTTAAAGAAAGTTTAGAAACTTTCAAAACTGAAAGTGAAAAAACTTTAAACGAAACTATTGAAAGCACAAAAGAATCTTTAGAAGATAAAATTCAAAAATTAAATCTTGTAAATTCTACAGTTGAAAATCCTGTTAAAACAGAAGAAAATAAAACTGTTGAAGTTAAAGAATCTGTAACTGGCAGTTTAGATTTCGTAAAAAAATATTTCCCTGGGAAATAAGGAGAAACAAATAAATGGCAAATATTAACCCTGGTAAAGGTCCTAACTTTTTCACTGCCGGTGCAAACGGCAAAGTTATCAAGGGCTTAGGTTTTAAAAAACTTTCTAACGAAGAACGCCGTGTAACACGTACTGGTGTACGTCTTAACACTGCAAACCATGATACTTCTAATATTGCTTACTGGTTGGATTCCCGTCTTCCAGTTGCATTCCGTTACAACCATGCAGAAATGTATAATCAAGTTGTAATTCCAAAAGGTCGTATCGTAGCAGTCGATCCTGACGTTCGTTCTAAAGACGAAAATAAAAATATTACTCTTAACGTATTGACATTGGCTAACGGTGGTTCTCCAGTTCGTTTGCGTAAAGCTGGCGACGTTTATGGTGCTGCTGGTGTAGTATCTACAGATGCTACAGGTAAAGCTCTTGTGAACATGGATGTTGATTGGGTTCCAGTTGCAGGTTATACATCTGCTTACACAGCTGATCTTTATAAACCGTTTGCTGATGGTGGCGCTAAAAAAATTGCTCGAGCTGCTAATCTTGAAAAAGACGAAAAAACTGGTCTTTTAAAAGAAAACGGCGGTAAACCATCTTTGGTGCATCGTAATGCTAACGTACCTATCGGTATGTTGATGCGCAATGAATATACTCGTGATGCTGATGCTTGGAACGGTATGACTCCTGGTGCAATCAAAACTGACGTTATGGTTGAACTTCCTCATTTCTTATTCAAAGATAAAGCTGAACAAAATCCTTGGGGTTCTGCATACGGTGCCCTTAAAGCTGGGGATTTGGTTAAATCTGATGAAAATGGTCGTATTGTAAAATCTCCATTATCTGACGAAACAGCTGTTGAAGGTATGAAAGTTGCAGAATTGGAAGCTGAACGTCAACAAGTTATCGGTCAAGTACACGAAGTAAATCGTAACTTGGTTCCAGAAGGTTCCACTAAATGGATGAAATGGGCTCTTGATGATCAAGAAGAATTAGCTCAATATGCATCTGATGGTTATGGTCGTTCTTATCGCCGTGGCGAAGACATTTATGATGACTATGCATATTTCACTAATGCTGATGGTTATGAATTCAATAGCTTATATTCCGAACATGATTTGAACATGACAGCATCTAATAATAAACTTGATGTTTATGATTCTCGTCTTGGTGCTAAATATGAATATCTTGGTATTCCTGGTTTGACTGATGGTCGCAACGTAGCTCGCACTGAAGTTAAAGACGTTATTGTCGGCTTTATGCACCCAGCTGCTGCAGGTAAAGATTATCTTGATTTCAACTTCCGTGTTCCTGAACGTTTCATTGCTGATAAAACAGTTCAAATTTCTATTAACGACTCTTCTTATACTCCTGTAGTTAAAGGTGCTGTTATTAAACAAGCATTCGAAGTAGTATATTTTGACGAAACTAACGGCTTAATGCGTTTACATGTAACTGATAAATCTAAAGCTGATCAAGTTATTAACGCTGCTCCTAAAAAAGTTGCAGAAGTAAAAGTTAAATATGTTCGCGAAGGTCTTGCTGGTGTTCCTACATTTATGGATTGGGAAGGCTGCGTAGGCTCCGTTAAAGTATTGTTACAAAAATAATAGGAGATAAGGTTTACAAAATGGCTATTAATATGAAAGAATTTTTAGAAGACGCTCAAGCTGGTCGTGCTAAAGCTCTTGAAATTGCTCAAAAAGAAGGTTTGACACCTGAAGAAGCTGCACAACGCACTCGCGTTTTTGACATGACTGCTGACATCGTGTCTAAATTGAATAAACAACGTACTGGCGGTAAACATTTCTCTATTAAAGAAACAATTATGACTCCAGACGTAGTTGACTTGGTACCTCGTATCATTGAATCTAAAATGATCGAAGCAGAAGATACGCAATCTGTTATTTCTCCTTTCTTCACTAAAATTCAAGCAGGTCAAACTAGTGGTACTGTAGTTGTTCCTATCATCGGTGAACTTCAAGCTCATGAAGTTGCTGAAGGTGGCGCATACAATGATGAAGCAGTAGAAATCAATACAATGGAATATAGCTCCATTGAAATTCGTCCTAAAAAAATTGGTCTTAAAGTAACTCTTTCCGAAGAAGTTATTATGGACTCTTATTGGGACATCATGGAAGCTAATCTTTCCCGTATTGGTGGCGCAATGGCTCGTTATAAAGATGAATGGTGTGCTCGTGAATTTTCTGAACATGGTCATACAGTATTCAATAACGCCCTAGCTGCTCAACAACCTGATGCTGCTACAACTGGTCTTGGCGAAGATGCTATGCCAAACGGTACTCTTTCCGTTGAAGACTTTATGTCTATGTGTTTAACTCTTATGGCTAACGACAAAACTCCGACTGATGTAATTATGCATCCACTTTGTTGGTTGGTATTTGCTCGTAATGCTATGGTAGGTCAAGGTCTTACTTTCGGTGCTATGGGTGCTATGAATGTTCATCCATTCGGTACTACTCAAGGTACTGGTGGTTTTGCTGGTTTGTCTAACAATATGGGACCTCAAAAATTCGTATTAAACGAAGCACAAGCTGCGTTCAATTTGCCTATGCCAATTAATGTAATCTTGAGCCCACGTGTTAAATTCGATAAAGCTAATAAAACATTTGATATGTACGTTATCGATCGCAACAATATTGGTGCTATCGTTCAACGTGAAGATTTATCTGTTGAAAAATGGACTAATCCTGAAACTGATATTCGTATCATCAAAGCTAAAGAACGTTATGGTATCGGTATCATGGATAATGGTAAAGGTATCGCAGTTGCTAAAAACATTTCTGCATTACCTTCTTATCCTCGTCCTTCTGTTGTTCGAGTTCAGGAAGCGTAATTCGTATAACGTCTGACGATTAATATTGGAGGAGCTTCCGGGCTCCTCCATTTTTTATTTTGTAAGAGGTATATATATTTTATGACTCATCCAGATATGATCGCTATTGTTGCATTAGCACCTAGCGAAGTTAGTTATTACGATAATAAAACAGGTATTCGATTAAATGTTGCTAATCGTTATGCACCTATCTTTAAAGATATGGATATTACTAATATCCGTCGTTCTGTAAAAGTAGGTCGCTTAATGTTGGTTAACGGTGTATTACCTGGCGAACAAAAACAAGGTGTATTGGGTAGAATTCTTAAATCTTCTAGTTATGATATGGTAGCTCCTGGTATTGTTACTGAAGAAGCAGTGAATAAAGCTTTAGGAACTAAAGAAACTCCTGATTTTGATGTAGATGCTGCATTAAAAGAAGCAGAAGAAAATGCTAAACAAGTTACTGAAGCAAAAGAACTTGTTATAGAAAAAACAGAAGAAGTTTTTGAAGAAAAAACTGAAGAAGAATCTACAGAAGAAGAAGCTGAAAATATCGTAGAAGAAACTGAAGATACTACTGAAGAATCTGAAGATAAAGAAGAAGCTCATAAAAAAGTTTCTAAGAAAAAAGCTTCTACTAAAAAAACGACTAAGAAATAATAATATATAGACTGGAGTAACAATGTATAAAGAATTTGCTTTAGTCGATATGGAAGTAAATCCTACTGAAAAACAAATTAAATTATTTTTCACAGGAAATGTCGATCCAGATACTATTAATTCTGATACAATTGCGATGGTTCATGCTGAATCTCAAAAGATTCATCGATTAAAATTTAGAACGTCTAAAAAAGTTGTAATTATTACTGTATTAGATGAAATTAATCCTGGCGAAGAATATCGTTTAGATATTAATAAAACGATTAAAGATATCGTTGGAGCTAAACTTCAATCTAGTCTTATTCGTCATGTATATTTTAATACTAATATTTATTCTAACGTAAGAATTTTAAGCCCAGCTAATCATGAATTAGTTGACGGCACATTTATGTGTGAATGGCAAGAAATTCTTCGTGATAAACGTAGAAAACCTATATTAGAATATCGATTACAAATTGCAGATAATATCAATTTTAATCCCATCGAAATTGATACAGTAGTAGTGAATAAACAACGTATTGGTTTCCCTAAGCTAAAAAATCAGCAACAGTACTATATTCGAATCCGTGTTGAAAGCGGAAATGAATTTGGTAAATGGTCTGATGTTGCTACTTTTACTTATGATGGTCCAGAACGTGTTATTGATAAACTTGAACAGAGCGAAAAAAATCCTCATAAGATTGAGCCAGTATCTATTTTTGCGCCATATAATTACAAGCGTAATATGCACAATAATAAGCAAAATTTAGATACAAATCCATCTTCTAATGGATCGATGTCTGGCGATGAAATTAGTAATGCAACAGATACTCGTTTATTAACTTCTGATGGAAATATTCCGGCTGGAACTAATACAGCATTAACATCTGAAACTATCGATAAAATTATGAACGATACTTCTGGTGGAAATACTTCAGCTACTATTCGATTAGCTGACGGTACTCTTATTACAAAAGCATCGGCTGGTAATGCAGGAGTTGTTGTCGACGAAACTCCAGCTGGACAAGATATCAAACCCGTTGTTATTCAAGAACTTAAAGTTGTAAAACGTCCTCGACAAGGAACTAATGATTTCTTTGTATTTGAATTTGATGGCGAAATTAAAGATGAAAATATTTTAACGAATATTGAAATCATCAGAAAGGATTTCTAATGGC